CTGGGTTGTCAACATCTATAGTTGGCGCAGGGAAGGTATCAAGCGGGTTGCGAAGCTGCCATTCAGGGATGCGCTTATCAAAGTTAGGCTTAATAAAAATAGGCGAGTTGCTATATGCAAGTAAGTGCCTAGCACGGCGACGCATCTTCATGTTCATGCGGTTCTGATCCCAGATAGCAAGCATGGCTCGCTTCCGGTCACGAGCAAGTTGCATAGAGCGATCTTGTCCTTCACGCAAAGCAGGGAAATAAGGCGACGGCATAGTAGATGCGACACGCATAGACATCTGATCTAAACCCTGAACCAGCAGGTTAGCTACAGAAGAACGAGCTGAACGGTCAAGTTCATTAAGAGGGACAACAACATCACCGTTAGCTAGGCGACGGACCTCACGCATTTGATTGAGAATCGGACCTTGCGCTTCAAGACGCTCTCTGTATAGATCAACGATTTCTTCAACTGATTTCATGCGTCACCTTTGGTTACAAACAATGCAACGATAACACATCATAGCCATTTTGGTCGCCATTGCCTTGGTGGAGCCTTTGCTTGTGTTAGGTTTGGCAGGTTCAAAATTGCCATCCACAATGCCATAACAATGTCTGTACCGCTTTTTTTATCTCTAGCCCATTTAGTTAACTCGTCTGTAGCTGCCAAAGTTTTCCAGTTGCCACTCATGGAAGGTAGGCGTAAAGCCCCTGAACGAATCACCGCTGGCAGTAAGGCTTCGACACCTAGTGATTCATCTAGTTTGTTGCGGCTGGTGGTATGTGGTATCACATTGACTCTATGTAGGGCTTGCCATTTGCGTACAAAGTCGTGGGCTAAAAGGAACCGTTGGGCTGCGTTGATTTCTACAACCCAGTGAGAGATGGGATAACCCATTTGGTATGACCGTTCTTGCCATTCGTCCATTAGCCCAGAGTATTGACCGGTCATGGTGTCGTATCCAAGGACTTCTTCAGCGGATAATTTGACACGCTCGATATCCACTACGTGATAAAGGTTGGTTTGAGGCTGGTAGATGATCCATACAAACGCCCAAAACATAGTTGGAGATGGGTCTACTGCAACGATACTGATCCACGGGTGGGCTAAACCTTCAGGGATATGCCCAGGTTGACGGTGGTTATCTACACAGCCTGGATAGTCAACCCCATCTGGTCCCATCCCACCTGTAATCCACGTACGGTGTACCAGTCGGGTGTCAAGATCAAGGTCTTCTTGCTGATACACCACGTTAAACAGGTCAGGTTTGGAGTATCGAATAAATGACAGGTCTTTCCACGGCAAACGACGGGGATCTAGCAGGGGACCGTCAGGGTATGGCAGGGATTTGAATGAACGGGACTCTTTACCTGTGTCTAGTTCCTCATAATACGCTTTATAGATTATTTGGCGGTATTTTTTTTGCCGAACAGGTTGACCTTCTTGAACATCTTCAGGAGTTTCAACATCCGACCCGTCATAGCTGATGTCTTCTTCAATGTCGTAGGTTTCTTTTGAGAGGCAGTGGGCGTAGAGGTCTCCTGATCCGAGTCTCTGTCCAACAACAGCCAGTAAACCACCTGGGTCGCAACGTGCTTCTGCAACGCCATCCCATCTTTCCAGTAATTTATCCCTTGCGACGCTTTCACGGGCGTTATCTGGTGAGGCAACGTCGTCGAAAAGGCAGAGGTCGGCTCGGTGTCCGATGAATTCTGCTTCAATTCCGTAGGCACGGACAGTTGGCTCTTTGTTGTCCAAGCCGTTTCCGTCAAGTTGCTCCACGACAAATTCTTCTGCCCGCCATAAGGCACCTTTGTCCACTGGTTTGAATCGTCCATAGTCAATAGTTAAGCACCCTTCAGCGTCAATAGCAAGACCTTTTTGTACCATCATCGGATCAGGGAGAATTGGGGAAACCCTTTCGAGCGTTTCACGAATACGACGGGAATACATCTTCGCCATGTTCTGCGACACTGACCCGATCATGACACGCACCCTGCGGTTGCGTACTATCGCCCACACAGCAACATCATGGAACAAAGTGGATTTGCCTGCGCCTGGGGGGACGTTAAGAACTACGAATTCTTTTTCTTCAGACTCCAATAGTTTAACAAGAGTCAACGCAGCTTCGACTTGCCACGGGCTTGGCACACGCCCTAAATATCGCCGGCGAAAATAATCAAAATCTTCCAACCCTCGAAGGGCTTCCTCGCAAAGCATGTCATGCGGGATAGCAGATGGGAGATCAATGGTATCCATGAAGTCCATGTGCGCCCGTTCCTGGCGACCACCGTTGCCTGCACCAGTGTTGGCTTTATGGTTTGCTTCTTTACGGTTCGCTTCAAGCTCTTTAGCTCGTTTCAACCAGCGGGAACCCGTATTTACGTGTACCCCTGTTTCGGCACAGGCATCTTTAATGTTTCGTCCTGAAGCTATTAAAGCGAAGAACTTGGCTTTGTCCTGAATTGGGACAGCTCTTTTTGTTCCCATACTGGGTTTATTCTACCACTTAACTTTGTTAGCCCAGTAAGCGGCAGACATTTTTCCTTTAGCAATGTTAGAAGCATGACGATCCTTGAACGCTTTGTTACGGGCAGAACCTTCCGGTGAACCCTTAACACCTTGCTGACCAAATCGAATCGTTTTCACTTGGTCACCAACCTTGGCTACAACCACGTGAGATTTAGTCGGGTGCTTAGGAGTTGCTTTAGGTTTGTTGTACCCAGTGACACCTGCTCGTTTAAGGCGAGAATCTTCAGGCATTACTTCATCTTTTTTTTAGGAGCCGAAACCATCTTCTTACCAGATTTCTTAGCTGCCATCTTGGCATCCTTCATTCCAGCTGCTGTATATGGGAACTTCTTTTTTCCTACCTGAGGCATTATTACTTCTTTTTTGATTTGCCTGCTGGAAGCATGTTAGGAGAAACTTTTGGTCGTCCACCTTTATTGGCTGGATTGATATTTGTTGACCAGCCTCTAGCACCTTTAGGTGCGGCACCAACACCACCAGAAAAACCAGTGTTAACGCTTGTGCGTGAAGTCACTTGATTTTTTTTCTTTGGTTGTGGGTCTGCCATTTTTTTTGCGGGTGCTTTTTTTGCTGCCATGATAATTCCTTAAATAATTATGAAGTATTCGTTGATAGTAACACACCATGTGCTACGATGATGTCAACTTCACAAGACCTCCACGCTGGGATAGCGTCAAGGCAGGCAAGGCTGTACATCGGTTGCATGATGCGGGGCTATTCACACCAGGGAACTGGGGTAGATGAATCCTGCAATCAGACAATACCGTTATGTAATTATTGATCCTATTGTGTAAGAGATTCAAGCAGCGTTGAATGAACGACTACAACATTCGAATCCTTTTAAGGTGTCGGCTAAACATGGCTACGGCGACCTTGGTATCACTTTGATATCTAAACTGTGGGGGAGCTAAACCCAGGACTCTCACGATCTTGTTCCGCCGTTGGCGGCTACCGCCCTCACGTTGTTCGGTTGCTCGCAAAGAAGTGACGTCACGATGTCACGATGCGGGTCCAAGTCGGTGGGTTCTTCTTTTTTCTTTCCATGCCAACTAAAGCCGGTAGCTAGGCAGCTGGTTATCTCCTGCCTCCTCCCCAGCGAACCGTTTAACACCACCCAGAGTAGCGACCAACCACGCACAGTGAACAACCAGACCCCACACACAGCAAAAGAGTGAGAACATGCCTGAACAGGTATACATATATGTACCCCCCCGTGCCTCGGCACACCCCCAGTTGCGTGACGCTCTCTACCTACTGGTCGGTAGGCACACACTAGAGCCAGTAATTACATAACCAACATTATGGGCGGGCCACTGCCACCCCCACCCGCTTGCCGCATTTCGTAACACTACTGATCGAACGCCCATAGTAGTTACCGGTCACTCTAAGCGTTCGTGCCAGGCTAGACGTTCCGCCTATGTTCTCCCCGTGTTGGTGGTTGGGTGGGTGGTGGTTGTCGATTCTGATCTTCTCGCTGCGGGGTTGTGGGTGAGCTTGTACGAATGACTTGACAAGTGTTCAACACATGCCCTACTATCTCTATATCGGGAATCACCCGTACTACTAGAAGGGTAGAAATATGGAATCGGCACTATTCACCATTGACGACATTATTACTGTCAATGGAATACATGACCCACGAGTAAGGTGGAACGGTTGGGCCTGCCCATTCTTTCCGCTTGAATCAGTACAGACAATTTCGGACTATTTCGGTTCGTTGAACGGTTACGAATACGAAGACTGCCTACAAGGTGGAATCGTTCGCGTTGTAAATGGTGTCCCGCATTGGGTACACATGGAAGACACGGAAACATTGTTTCCTATCTCGCCAGTAAGTATTGACGGAACCGACTACTACGACATTGGTTCTAGTGGTTGGTGTTGGGCCGTAGTTGGGGCGGGGTTCTAATGTTCCGCGTAATCTCTACACAGACATACACGGACCCAATAGAAGAATGGTGTCACGAAGGGGAGTTCCCTACGGAAGAACTAGCGCGGGCGTTCGCGTTCGTTCACTACGAAACACAGACACGTTCCGAAGATAACTACAACCCCGCGACAGACTGCCATTGTGAAGCCTGCGCGAATGGTTGGCGGGTTATTGACTGGAAGGCTCTAGTAGTTCAAGTGGTGGAATCGTGAACGATACAACCAACGTCATAGCGTCACTATTAGAGTTCGCGGGTGACTTGCCCGACATGTACACGCCCGAAATATCGGACAACTACAAGGGGCAGATAGTCGGGGCGATTCATACCGCGGTAGAACTAATTAGAACCCACGCCCTACCTATAGGCCACCCGTTAGCAGTCGAGTGATGAACGAAACACGCCGCGAATCTTCAGAACTACTAGAACTATTTGCCGAATCACTTGACCGTCTAGAACGTGTAGAACCAATTCCGGAAAATATCTACAACATGACTGCCACGGTAGTTAGATCTTTGCGGGAATATCTCAACGGGCGTTAGAACCTAATCGGGCGGGGTTCGACCCGTGACACGTTCGCCACGTGTCCGCCCACTATGCGCGACAAAGTATGTCGGGCAGAATACCTAGAAGGGGTAACCATAATGGAAACACTAAGAAATGACGCGTACGAATACGCGCTATTAATTAAGCGGGAGCTAATCGCGCTTGAAACACTGTTAGACAATTGGGCAGAGATAGAAGAAGACACCGAACGTGTCCGCAATGGTGACGCGCCAGACATGGATAGTGATCTTCTCGCGGAATGTGTCGATGCACAGAACGAACTAGGTCTAAACGAATGGCCCGAAGATTACGCCGATGTCGTAGGAAACTATCTCAACGATACTTGCCTGGAATTGACCGTGCTGCGGGCAGTGAATGAAGACAGTGACCGCGCCCGAATCGAGATTCTCCGGACTTGTGGCGGTCCCCGTTGCGATATCACCCGCGACACGAACGACGGAAACATAATTGAAATAGTGGTACACAGTGGTAGTGATTCTTCTACTGTCCGCGTGAACGTTGGCACCCTTGCCGCGACACTTGACGAGCTTGCGGGGTGCTACTAATGGAACGGGGGTTCGATGCCTACATGATTAGGCGGACGGGGTACCCAACTAGCGCGATGATTCGCGGGGCGTTCCGTTGGGTTGGTCACTATTGGAATAGGGCAGATAACGCATGGTCCGATTACACGAACCCGCGCGATATCTTCACGCCCGCGGAACGTGAAACATTCCCACTGCCCGCAATGGGCGAATGGGTAGGGATCTTCCTAGACAATGGGGGCCGATAATGTCACGTCGATATTCTCCGAATCACCCCGCGGTCAAGTCTTCCCCGCATGTTATGACCCCGCGCCAGTGGTCCCGCATGTATCGGTGGCCTTTGCGGGCCATCGGTGGCGGGTTCACACTTGCGATGTTGGGGTGGTTCATGCCGGCAGTGGCGTTGTACGGTTGGCCCGTGTCGATTATATGGTGTCTGCCTGGCGTGGCGTTATGTCTCGCGGGGTTCTCACGTTGCCAAGCTATCTATGAGATAGAACGCGGGTTCGATAAGTAACTACTACGGGGTAGGCAGTATGGCTGCGCGATACGTTCGATTCGTATCTACCCACAATGCCCGCCAATAGTGACGGGCAGATAACCACCATAGAAGGGTGACCAACATGAAGATAACACTAACCCCCGCGCAAGCGGTATCACTGGCGAAAGGTATTGCTCCGGCGATATCCACAGAACCGGGGAAACATAACTTACATTCCATTCAAGTGACGACGACGGGCGAATACGCTACGTTCACTGCTACCGATGGATATCGACTACATAGAATCACTGTCCCGCAAACTATTATTCTCACTACTGATCCGCTACAAGTAGGCGGGGTAGAATTAGTGGGCGCGTTACTTATTGCAGCTAAGGCCACTGGCAAAGGTATTAACACTGTGGAATTGTTGTATGAACACGACGGAAAGATAGTTGTCACTGGCACGGGCGTTACGTCGAACGTTCCTATTATGAACGTAGAGTTTCCCGCTTGCGCGTCGATACTTGACATGGGTGGCGAAACCGAATCGGGCGCGTGCTATGACACTGTGTACCTTGCGGAAATGATTACGGCCGCGGGTCATATCAGTGGCAAGGCTAAGAAGAATGCCTACGGGAATGAGCAGCTAGTCAAGATAGAGAATATCCATCCCAATAAACCTATGCACATTACCGCGCAAAGTACCGCTACCGGCATGCAATTTCACGGGGTTCTAATGCCACGACGCGCAAGATAATTGCGCCACGCGGGGCCAGGGGTGGCCTTGTCACGTTCGATTCGTGACCCGCGTACTACTTGCCCACAATGGGCGGTAACAGATACCTAGAAGGGGTACAACAATGGGCTATTCATGCCGACAAGATGCAGACATGACCTACCGACAGTGGGTTCAGATATGCAAAGAGACAACGGGAATGGGCAACGTGTACGCCAGTGGTGGCACGGAATACATGATAGAGCTAGGACGCGAGCAACGTGACGGGGCCATGACGGGGACAGTATGCCGCATGGAGCGTGACGGGGAGCAACTACTTGCCTATCCTTGCGGGTCATTCCGCATTGAGCCTGATGGCACGGTCAAGCGTTACCCTACTGGCCTGAAGAATCTACTTGCGGGGGTCACAGTATGACATTACTTATCTGTCTAATCTGTGACAAGTGTGAAGGCCAGTCACTACCGTGTTATGGCACCGCCACTGATGCGCGAGTAGCTAACTTCTCCGGCGGGTGGTACTTCGATGGTGACGTAGATCTATGCCCCGTATGTTCAGGTAGGGACCCAGAGTTCTGGAGTTCAGAACCTTTCTAATGGG